CTTGACATCCAAGTATGTGAGCTCAGTGATGTTGTTAGTATACACAACACAATATCCTCCTTTACCTCTTGATTCAATGACAGCCTCTGAATGGTCCTTGAGTCTTGCAATTTTCTGATTGCCCTCAACATTCTTTGTTTTGTAGAGAATATGATATCCTTGATTGATTGTCTTGTATATGGTGAACTTTAGATCAAAGTCATCAATGTTGTCCTTGAGTAACTGGAGGAATTCATTCCAGAAATCATTCTGCTCTTTGAGAGTTGCAAATACTTTGAGATCCACATCAATGACCTCAATCTCATTGTATCCAGTTAGGAAGCCAACATAATTGGCTTTGTCAGAATAGTATCTCTGTTCAAACTCATCTTTGGTAAATGCTTTCTGTTGACATTCTTTCCAGGATCCGATTGGCCTTTTTTGGTCATCAGAGACAATCAGAGAATATCCAATGTCAATCAGTTTCTTGGCATGTGATAATGGGATTAGCATGGTACATAAAAAAATATTGCCCCACCATATCCCAAAGCTCTCACTCTTTGTTCAATGATAGGGCAAAAAATATCTTTATTAATTTGTGAGAGCATGTTGCAAATATAATAATTTTTTGATTCTCGGTACATTTTTAATTTTTTTATTGTTTACTGTGAAATTCACACTAAATTTCACACCTAATTTCACACCTAATTTCACACCACTTTTTCAGTATTGACAAGGCTTTCAGAGGCTTAGTGTGAAAATTTCACACCTGGAGAAAAAAATAGTTTTTTTAAGTCTTTCAATTTTCTCATTCATTAGGTGTGAAATCCGTTTCACAGTTCACAGTTTACTTAAAGTATTGATTTCAATAAACTTCGCAACTATCTCATTTAGAGTCTTTAAATCCTCAAATGATTCAGCCATTTCCTTGTCCAATTCCAGTGTGAAAGTCAGTTCATAGTTCACACCTTTCTTTTTAATGCTCACTGGAATGTACTGCATGTCATTTTCAAACATCAGGACCTCATCCATCAATTGCTTGATTGTGTCCATATATCTCTGATCCTTGAGCTTGTACCATTTCCTGTGTTGCTTGATGCCATATATCACTGTTGCATGATTCTTTCCAAAGGCCCTTGAAATGGATGAGCATCCCATCCCTGTTCTGCTCAGCAAGTAATAAAGATAGTAACGTTTATAGCACTCTGATTCTTGCCTGTTGTTATTGGCCAGATCATATTTATCAATCAGATTGAGGAGAAATTTTCTTTTCATTGTAGTTCTTTTGGACCTTTGATATCTTTGAATAATGCTGAATCTGTTGAAATCATTCCTGTTGCTTTCATGAAATCAACCTCAACCTTTGCTGAGTTGATGATCACAGCTCCAATCTGAGCAACTGCCTCAGCTTTCTGTAGCTCTTTTTGTAGCTCCTCATTTGTTAGTTCATCATTGTCAATTCTTTCCAATGCTGCAAAGAGATGATCTCTTAAATCTGATATTTTATTTCTTGCCATTTTGTTTAATTTTTTTAGTGAGTTTTGCTTTTAATCTAATTACTTCTTTTACATCATCAGGGAATCTGTGGATTGTGTTTCTCCTGGCATTCTCAGCCATTGACAACATCTCCAGGTTGCTAATATCACAGTTTAATGTGTTGCCATCCTTGAATGAAATTATGTGTTTTGCTGGTATTGGCCCATGATGATCCATCCATATCTTGTTGTGATACAATATCCAGTGAGAATCTTTGACCTTGTAATACAGATATAATCTGCCAGTTTTATCATTTCTCTCAACAATGGATCCATCAGCTTTCCAGTTGTGAGGCCTGTGCCCTTTCTTGAACATGGAATGTTTTACCTTGTCATAGACATCAGATGACATCTTGATACCTTTGTTGAATGGTGTGTGTCCAGGTTTGAATCTTGATTTCTTTCCTCCCTCAATGAGATTGTGCCTCCCTGATTTGTCAGATTGTTTGAACTCCTCTGACTTTTTTAGGCCCATTGAATGAGCTCTGTTGGCAACTTGAGAATAAGTCAATCCAAGTTCATTAGCAAGATCTTGAGTCCTTTCGTTTGGAAATCTTTCTCTTATGATATCATTTATATTCATACCTCCTCAACTTTATATCCATGATCAATGTACCATTGTAATGTGTCAGGCTCATCATCAGGATGGTTAAAATCTTGTAAACAACCTTTATTATCAAGGTAGCAATGCCACCAGAATCCACCCTCTGGCTCAACAGAATCCTCAAGCCAGACTCTGTATTGTTTAAAATTTTCCATATCTCTCAACTTTAATAATTAATGGAGGCCACATGTCCATTCTTTTGACAGCATCCTCTGGGCTGTTGGCTTGAATGATCCTGGTCAACTTGATCCACTTGCCATCCTTGACTTTGTATGTTACTTTGAAATTCTGCATCTCTCTTTGCTCTTAAATAGTTATTAAATAAATCCATGTTGAATCTGCCAGACTTTTGCCACCAGTATTCATAATCAGCAGTGCTCATAATGTTCCGAATAATGCTGTTAAAAATATCAGCACTGGCATAACAACCAGGCAGATCACAAACTCTCTCTGATCTTTGTCTCTTGGAATGAACTGTCTCATAATGCAATCAATTTAGTTCTGTACGCCTTCAATCTTGCAAGGCCTCTTGCACAAGTATCCATTCTGTTGGTGTACTTGTTCACCAGGTTGTCAAGTCCTCCTCTCTTGCACTCCATTGCCATCTTGCTCATATAAGCAAGCCTGGTCATCATGCCCTCAATCAAGGAGTCAATGTCATCAATTCTCTGATTGACTTCATCATCATGATATTTGTAACCTTTGCCATCACAATCATAGCATGCACCATACTCACCAACCCAAGGCTCTGGGCTGTTTGAATAGTCAAGAATCCTCCGACCATCACATGTTGAACATTGAAATAATAAATCTTCCATATTTGTTGTTTTTTAAATTAATACTCAAAAGTATGTTTTTTGTTTCATATATGAAAATAATATTTAACAAATTGTTTAGAATTTATTGAAATTTAGAATCATTCTAAATAAAAAAGCCCCAGATTTCTCCAGGGCTCAAAACATATATGGAATAAACTGCTAAATTATAGCCTCTTTCTAAATATCCACTTGACTATCTTGCCAAGTAGATTGCTCTGATCATTGACATCAACCTTGACATCACCTTTTGTGACCTCAACATCAACCTTCTCAGAATCTATTTTTAGGCTGTTGTTGCCCTTTTCTCTGTGGATATCAACATCAACCTTTGGTGTGTCAATTTTAATGTCTGTCTTGCCATCTTTTCGCGTCACTTTTACATCAACCTTCTTGGTGTCAATGTTGATGTTTAAGTTCTTTTTTGGCCTACCTGGTTTTTTCATATCTTATGCTTTAATTTCAAAATGCATCCAGTCGAAATTTCTCTCAACTCCAAGGCTGATGAATCCATGCTTGTAAAAAATGTCAATCATTGGCTGATATTCTGGCCTTGCAAAGCGAGCTGTTGCTCTTGTTTCTTTCAATGTATTGCGAGCTGGATCAAGATCAATGGCAATTCCCCAAGAATGTTTGCTCCATGCAGATCCTCCTCTCATCTTTCTGAAATTGAAACACCCTCCAAAGAGATCAATCCCAAGCTCCTTGATGCGAGCCAAGCCGTATGTGTCAAGCAATTCCTTGAATACAGCTTCAAACTTGGCAGCAACCAGCTTGTGACATCTCATCCTGGTGACTGTCTCATCAGTATCCCATGCCAATCTCATTGAATATGGCAATGTCAAGGTCACTAAATAACCAGCTCCAGTCTCGTTTGGTGTGCCATATTTCTTGATGGCTTGTGCTGTTGTTAGCATTATTTACGTTTTCTTTTTGCTAATTTACTCTTTTTTATTGAATCAACAAGGGCCTCATTCTCATGCTTGAGATCCTCAAGATATTTCTCTGATTCAATTGTGATCTTGTCCTTTGGCTTCTTTTTATATTTGTCCTCTGGGATCATGGTGAATACCAAGCCACCAGCACCAAGCAATGTTGCAAATATTAAAATTTTACTTTCCATCTTTTTTGAGTTTATCATTTAGTTGTTGTTGAAACAGAATTTCTTGCATCAATTTCTTGTCTGCCTTCCTTTCATCATCACAATCCTGTATCCTCAACTCCTGATTATGCAGCTCATCATCCTTTGCTTTTATGAGCAATCTTGTGCTCCATCCAAGGGCCATCAATACCAATAGCATGATCACTGCCAATGGTGTCTTGATGAATTGCTTGGTGTCATTTGTTATTTTATCCCAATTGAATGCCATCAATATGTTTTATTAAGTGTAAATATATCAGAATAAATTGAATCACTTGCACTGGCTGTGCCCCATTCAGCTGTGACATTCAATGTGTTGCTCACTGTGGTATCAAAATCAGTGTTATTAATCAACAAAAAGTTGCTACCTTCAAAGGCTGTCCCAGCATTTTTAACATATGAGAATATCCCTCCTGATGCAATGGATGCCACACCAGCTCCTCCAATGGCTCTGATGGTGAAATACACATTGATTTCCCAGTGTTTGTTGGTTGATGTTGCCAATGATATCACTCCAGTATCTGCCAAGACAACAGATCCTGTTTTGATTCTCAGTCTCACTGTTGCTGATGAGTTGCAAGATATGTGTCCAATCAGCTTGGCATGGAATGAATCACCAACCTCAAAGCCATCAGCTGGTATTGACAGAGATCCCACTCCAGATCCAATCAATGTTGTTTCTGTTGTTGTATTTGTTATGGCTGTACTGCTTGCTGTCTGAGCAAAGAGCCCATTGATTGCTGTCACATTTATTGTTGTTGTTGCCATTATAAGTTGATATTAATTGTATTATTGGTTGTTGTTGACTGTGTGAATGTATTCTCAAGTACACCATTCACATACACCTGGTATGTTGTTGTCAGATCCCCACAATTATCAGCTGGAGCTCCTCCATTCTCAAAGTCATACTGATCATATGGTATTGCACACCAGTTGCCATCATCAAAGATGCTTGCATTCACAACCATGGTCCATCCAGCTGTCACATCAGGACCTCTGTTGATGAATGGTTGTGTCTGGATATCTCCATTTACATCCATGAAATCTGTCCATCTATCTTGCTGGAATGTCAATCTCAAGTCATTGCAGATGCTCAAGCAATCTGAATGTATCTCATTGATCTGCCTGTACTCCTGGAGATCATACTTGTCACATATGGTGATAATCAGACTCACATTGACTGATCTTGATGACATGGAGCCAGGTTGCAAGGTCACAACCATCAATGGATATTCCACAGCATCTCTGCTCACAGCATCAAGGAAATCTCCTTGAAAGAATTCATTTATTTGCCTGTGCTCTGTTGCTATTATTTCCAGCTCTCTCATGAGCTGGTTTAATGTTTTTTCCATTCTCCAGATATTTCTTTAATTTCTCAATGTTTTTCTTGCTGATTCTGATATCTTTCATATCTGCCAGTTGATTGGTTTGTATCCAGATCTATCTTTCTTGACATTCTCATTGCAAGTAAGGTCCTCACATCCTTCAATGTACTCAGGATATTTGACTCCTTGATCATCCATCAGATATCCAATCAATCTCTCCTTGTAAAAAAATGCATCCTTTCTCAGCTGATCTCTGAATGCTGCCTGTTCACTGTCTGAATTTGGCTGGAGATTCTCATCTTGCACTCGGCCAACAGCTTTATTTGTCAACTTCTCATTGAGCAACAAGGCACATCTATAATCAACAAAGGCCACAAGGCATGGCACAACATAGTCATTCATCAGATCCAAGTAATCTTGTGTCCAGGTTGATGTCTCAACTCTGTTCAATAGGGCCTTATACAATGGTGTTCCTAATGCTGGTTGCACATGCATGTCTTGGCTCCTCTTGATGGCAACTGCCAGGAGCTTTGTATCTGTATTGTTGTGAATCAATCCAAGTTTCTTGAGATTCTCAACTGATAATAAATAGTTCATTGTGCTCATCTTTGTCTTATTACTAATTGTTGCACCCACTCATGACGACACCAAGGTGTATTGGCTCCAGTATCTGGATTGTGATACCATCCTCCTCTGTATCTCCAGACATCTCTGTCCACTCTCATTGAGATGGTGTTGATTTCCTCTCTTGTGTACTTTCTATTCAAGCCAATCAAGCGTTGACAGAAAGCTCTTGATTGAGTCATCACTGGAGGAATGCCAGGGATCTCTCTGTATGTGTACACAACCTCGAATCTTTCAGCTGGTACCTCAACCTCCTCAATCAATGTTGATCCTGTCTCAGTTATTTCCATCTTGCTCACAAGTTCCCAGTCAGTGAGCCTCTTGAGACTCTTGGCAACCTCCTCAACAGTTGTATTCAATGCCTGTGATATTGCAACTCCATCCTCACCTTTCTGAATCAAGGAAAGAACATTCTTGTCAATATCTTTGAGGCCAACTTTTATCTCTCCAATGGTTGCAAAAATCTGCTCTTGCTTGCTGAACACTTCCTCTGATGGTGTATTCCACACAATAGGATAGGATGCAAGCACTTTGAACTCATGGGATGGTGTACCATATTGAGCAAAGTATCCAATCTCATCATCTGAGAATGACTCCTGATGCTTGCATGATGACATCTGTTGAGCTCCTGATGGTTGCAATCCCACAATTCTCCTGGCTTGTGCCTCATCAATTGTTGGGAATGATGCAAGCACAATGCTCAATGCACTCTCTGATGTTAACAATCCTTCTTTTATCTTGGCAACTACATCAATCAATGATGCAATCTGTGCTCCATTTAGAGCTGATTTAGCAACATCCACTTGTGTCTCATTTGATGGTATATCTCCAGCTGTTGCTGGTGCCTCAGCAACAGGTTGCTCTGCTCCGATTGGAGCCACATCCTTGAGCTTGACCTTACCAACAAAGCCAGAAAGCTCTGCCATGTAGTTGATCATCCACTCAAGTCTCTTTTGCCTTGACTCAACATAAGTCTTTTTAAATATCTCATAAAGATCTCCAGTCTCAGCTGCATTGAATGAGCCAGCTGGAGCAACTCCAAACAATGATGGAGCAACAACTGAATGAGCAACCAAGATATTCTGTTGCACACTGTTCTCAGTTGTCTCATATCTCTTGTCAAGATCATTGCCATTCAAGCTCTGTACAATGGGAGCCTTGTCCTTCGTATCACTGAATGTGATGACAATCTCTCCAGCATCCTCAACAGATTGACTGCGACCTTTAACTTGTGCCTTGATATTCTCTGCCTCCTCCTGTGTCTCTGGATATCCATCAGTGAATGAGATCATTGTGCCCCCCTTGAATGAGTTTGCAATCTCATGCATGTGGAATCTTGAGATATCAACATCAGTTTGGATGGCTGTGATACCACCATAATATGGAGGCTTGGGATAAATTCCTTTTTCTTTCTTTGTTTTCTTGACAGGATCTTTATAGTATATTATGAACTTGCCTGTCTTGTTGTTCATATCAAGGGCTGGAATAGCTCTCAGATTCGTTTTCTCAGCACTTTGTTGCATTGCTGTCCAATCATCACTGATATAGTACATTCTCTCACTCTCATCAACTCTGATTGAGTCAAGATCCACATGTTCCCACACAGCAACTCTTGATCCATCTCTGTTCCATGTGCCTATTGCACAGAATCCTCCGAACATTTCATAATCATGAGCCAGCATCTCTGCAATCTCATTCATATCAAACTCTGCATACTTATTCTCAATGAATGGTTGCATATTACCAGAGACAATCTCAAGGCCTCCTCCAGCAATATAGTATGTTTTGTTCTTGATGATACCTTGATGCCATGCAGATCCATTGTATAGATCAATCAAAAAATAAGGATAGTCATTCTTTTTACCCCATTTAATGAATCCAAGCATCCTATCTTTCTCCTCATCAGGCTTGATATAGTCCTTTTTGAATGTGAGGCTTGTCATTTTAACTGAATCACTCATATATGTTGAATGTTATGTTTGTCGAAAATTCTGTACCTGGAGAATCAAGTTCATACACATTAGCTCGGCCCTCCTCAACAAGTCCATCAGAGAACTCTGGATCCAGGTTGCTGGATGATGTTTGCTGATAAACTCTGTATATATAGTATCCATCATATGGAAAGGTAACATCCACACCATCCTCAATGGTGAATTCATCATATCTCTCAGTGTTTGTTGAGATATTTGGGAGGATGCAATATACCTTCTCAAATGATTGTTGATGTTCAAACTCAAACAGATAGTAAACTGGAGTCACTGTTGTCAGCTCCGTTACTGTCACTATCATTGTTGATGTTGAATTCCTTTGAATCCTTAGCATCTTTTATTAGTTTTGGTTTTCTCTTTTCAAAGATATCAATAATTCCAGAAGCAAGATATAAATCCTCCTTGCCTCTCTCAATGATCATCCATTTTTTGAACACTGGGCTCCATGCCTTTGTGCCAATTAGTTTTGCTTTTATTTCCATACAACTAAGTTATTAAAAAAAAGGGAGAGATTACTCCCTCCCTTTCAACCTATTTATTAACCCACTTATTAAATAGATGGAGATTGTTGTGTCAATAATGTTGCAACAACAGATGCATCAACATCTGGCACCTCATCATTTTCCATTCCTGTCAATACAAGATCATGGCCATTTCTGTCAGACTTAACTGTTCCTGATCCATATGCTGATCCATCAGCAATCTGCAATCCTTCTCCAAAGCCAAGAGCAACGTATTCTCCTGATGCTTTCTCAACAATACAAACAACCTCATTTTGTGCTAACAAATGAATCTCTGATCTCAATTCCTTGGTGTCTGATGCCAAGATCATTGTCAGAGTTTGGTTGTACCACAATGTGCCGTTGTCTTTGTTTACTTGGATTGGTGCTGTGTAGCTTGACAAGTTGCTTTTTAATTTGTATTGAAACACCTCACCAGTCACTGTCAATGAAGTAACTTCATTGGCTGTGATGGTTGATGCACTTACATTGCCAAGAGGAAAGAGAATGACACTCTTGATTCCTCCTTTTCCATTGGTACATGTTCTGTCATTGTACCCTGTTGTCATATTACAGCTCACTGTTCTAAGTATTAATTGTTATACAATAGGGAGGAGTTGCCCCCTCCCTTAATTATTTTTAGTTAGGTGATCCTGTTCCGTTCCAAACTCCGATTTGATTCAAGAATGGTACTTGCACACCAGCTCTGAATTTAGATCGTAAATAAAGAACATCATCATCTTGAGAATACCACAACTCAAAGTTGTCAAAGTCAGATCTCAAGTCAGTACCGAATACAAACTCAGATGCACGACCTGTGTAAATATTGTCAAGACCATTCAATCCATTAACTTTAACCACTCGCATGTTAGTTCCTGGTACAATTACCTCATCCATTGTTGCAATTGCAGCTGGAGAGTAATGGAAGAAATTCTGGTCAACTAAATCTTTAATCAAGAAATTAAAGTTCTCACGACCTGTGAAACATACGAAATCAGCTGATTCAGCAATGTTTGCTGGTGTGTTCTCAAATGACTCATAAAAAACATCATAAGCATTTGTTGCAGAGATTGATGCTGTTGATGATGTATTCAAGTTCACACAACCATTTCCAGTTGTTAAGAATTGACGGAATCCATTCATCCATTGTAGGTTGCCAGTTCCTGTTGCTTTGTTACCTTTCCAGATTAATGAATCTAATTCTCTTGAATGTAATTTCAAAAGATAGTCAATAATTTGTTGCTCAAATGGTAAGTTTTTGTCCTCTGCCATTGCACCTGGTCTCAATCCTAATTGTGTCCAGAATCCAGCAAGATCCTTGTTACAAAAAGATTTCATGAATCCAAGAGTCTCAACAGCAATTGCACGATCAGTGAATACTGTATCTCCAGATGGAGTCATTGAACAATCACCAGCTTGGTAAACAATTGAGTCATCAAGTAACTTGATCTCCTCAGATCCTTTGATACCTTCCTGGATTGTGATGTATTGTAATGTTTTTGCCTCTGTTACGGCACGAACAGTCAACTGCTCTCTTTGCTCGTCAACATACGCTGCTAAGCCTGACACATCATAGTCAAACTTGTCTTTGATCATTTTTTTTAGTGACATTGTTTTACTTATTTATTTTTTAATAGAAATGCTTGTCTGGTTGTCAAGTTACCAACTTTTGAGAATTTCTCGTTCTCTCTTGTTTCAACTGATGGTTGTGCTTTGAAAGTCTCGAATTCACTTTTCAATGAGCTCAACTCATTCACAAGTTGTGTGTTGCTGTCTGCAATGGCCTTTGTCATTTCTGCTAAGCCTTCGACAGCTTGAGAGAATGATTCAAGTCTTGCATTGATGATGTTCTCAACATCTGTTGCTGAGAATTCAGATGATGCCTCCATCTCTGTTGCTTCATTAATTTTGTTTACAACAGCACTTGCAACATCATATGCTCTGTCCATCTCAAGGCCTAATTGTTCAGCAATCACCTCTGTCACTTGCTCCAATACAGCTGGCAATTGCTCTGCTGATATTGCTTCAAATTCCTCTGGTTGCTCATCACCTGGATCAGCTGCGGATTGAGCTTCCTCTCTTGTGTCAATGATCTCTGTGATGATGCCCTCTGCATCAACCACAATTGAGACTCCTTCCATCTCACCAGTCAAGGAATGTGTACCCTCTGGAGCTGGAATCATCTCACCATCAGCAACAACAAAAACAGGCATCCCAACCTCAAGAGCTTCATACTCAATGACAGTCACACCATCAACCAAAGTTGCTTGCTCAAAATTTGAGGCCTCTTTTTTGTGGAATGCTCCCTTTATTTCGGATAGCAAATCCATTACCTTCTTGAAATTTTGATTCATTTTATTGTTTATTTATTATGTGTTATTGTTCTAAAATGCCAGCTTGTTTCAATTTTGATGCGGCCCATCTCTTGCCAGCAAGCCCTCCCCATAATAGATAGGAGATGGTGCCACAAGCATTTGAATCCTCTGGATCATAGTATTCCTCTGCTCTTGACAGATATGAATACATGCGTCTAATTGTTGACAGGCTGAGATTCTTTCTCTGTGACAACTGGCGTGCTCTGATCTTGCCGGTCTGAGTTGCACACTTGTTGCCATTCTTTTCATTTAGCTCAATCCCTCTCCTTGCATTGTTCACAACAGCATCTGGATAGTCATTGAAAAAAATGATATATTCACTCACCTTCTTGAGCTCTGTGTACAATTGGCCCATGAACTCCTCCTCCATGGTTGTGCCTGTCTCAATCAAGTTGAATACACCCTCAATGGAGAATCCTTTGAACACTCCATTCTTGGCAGCTTCATAAACTTCCTTGTCAGTGACTTTGTAGCTCACAAGCCATGAGCCATTGGTTGCATCCTTGAATCTCTCTGGAGCTGTGAATCCTTTCTCATTGTCAATCACATAACTCATGACCATGTAAATCCCCTCAACAACTCTTGTCTCATCATGCTCAAGATTCACATTGTTGAAATTGTTTCTCCTGGCATAATCAAAAACAATGTCTTTTATGGCCTTTGGTGTGAACACAACATAATACTCCTCATTGGTATCATCCTCTCTCCGATATATTGGAGTATCAGCTGAGATGGCAATTCCTGTGATGATCTGCTCATCATCATTGAATTGATATTTCTTTTGCTTTGAGAAGGTGTCAAAAAGTTTCTCATGTGCTGGATGCACAACCAATGAATTGAATGACACTGTTGTATCTGTATCCTGGAGATCAATCATGATCTCATAAACTGGCAATTCTCTCATCATATTATATTATGTATCTTTGTTCAATGGTATTTGTGTATCCATATAAGAGGAGCCCTGATCACTTTGACATCATGCAATCAATTGCCTGGATCAAGAGAGTATATCCAGAGGCAACCATTTACACCATTGGAGATGCTGTGCCTGGAGCTCTCAATATACCATGCACTCAATACAACAACATCAGAGGGATTGATGTGACCAACAGGATCTTGACTTTTGCCAGGACCATTGGAGGGGATTTCATTTATATGAATGATGATTTTTATATCTCAGAGAAATGGAGTCCTGATGTGGTATATTTCAAAGGAATCCTTGAGATCAATCCTAATCATCCAGCACATTATCAAGAGGCCGCAAGAAATACAGCTGAATTTCTCATGCACAACAAGTTCCCTCTCAACAATTATGAATGCCATCAACCTGTCAAGATGAACTCTACCAAGTTGCTCAAGTTATTTGATCAGATCAATTGGCAAGATGGCAACCATTTTATCAAAAGCATATATCTGAATGTCTATAAATGCAATGCACAACCAGGTGAGAATGTCAAGTTGCACAGGCCAGATGTGACAAAAGCATCCGAATTCCTGAGAATATATGGATGCTTCAGCACTGGAGAGGCCTTTCTTTCAAAGGCTGGAGTTGATTTCTTAAAAAGAGGTCTTAGCCTCTTGTAATTTTACTTTGTTCTGTGTGCCTGTAATATCTGATTCAAGCACAACAACTTGAGACACTGGTATGTTCTGTCCTTGACCTTGTCCTAATGTTGTCAGATCTGTTGTCTGAGCATTGGTATTGGCTGTGAATGATGATGCACTGGCACCTGTCAATCCTCCTCCTGTTGCTCCAGCCCCAAGTTGAGGAGGAGATGGTGCTCCAGATGATTGATATTGTTGATTGGCAATTGCCAAGGCTTGTGTGATTCCAATGATGGATGCTGATGCAATAGCAGCAATACCAGCTGGTGATGGAGGAGGACCAAACTCAGCAATACCTTTCACAATTGCTGTTGCTGTATCAACACCAACTTGAGCCAATCTGAGAGCCTTGTCTCTGTTGAATTTAGCTCTGTTTATTTTATCCTCTTGAGCAAAGGCTTTCTGTTGAATATCATATTTTTGCTTTGCGAATTTCTCCTCAATGGCTTTCTTTTGATCAGCTGATAAATTCTCTTGATTCAATTCAGCTTGCATCTTTGCATCAAGATTGGCAAGATCCTCATCTCTGTTTGCCTTGATTGAATTTAATCTTGCATTATCAATCTCATTGAATAACTCATTGATTGTTTTGAGTTTGTTCAGAGCTTCCTGTACATTGTCAATCATACTTTGAGCTTTGTCAAGATTAGCCTGGAGATTCTTTTGCCTTTGCTCAGCAAGCAAGGCCTCTGATGCTCTCATTAAATCAATGCTTGAAAGTTGAGCCGTTTCAACTTTCTTGATTCTTTTTAATGCAAGACTTTCAACTCTGTCCTCTCTGACAATTTGTTTATCATCAAGAGCTTTCAAATCTTTTGCCAATGTTTCTCTTATTTCCTTCTCAAGCTCTGCCTTTCCTTTTCCATCTTTTAGATCTTTGATTCTATTCTCAGCATCAAAAATTAATTTTTTCCTTTGTCTCTCAATATCATCCTCAATCTGTTTGATGTTTTCCTCTTCAATTTGCCTATTGTAGTCAATTATTTCTTTTTTAGTTGCAACTCTTTTATTGTTAATTTTCTCCTCTTCTTGAAATACTTTGAAACTTTTTTCAGTTTGATCAATCAATGCTTGATCTGCCTTTGTAATACCATCAATTTGCTTGATCTCTTCTTTTGCAGTATTGATTCTTTCTTGTGTACGCTTTGCTTGTCTTTCTAAAAAAATTAATTGCTGTTCATTTTTTAATGGGTCTTGCTCAAGTAGTTGCCTTTCTTTTTCAATAGCTTGTCTCTCTTTTTGCAATTGTAACTCCTCAATAAGAATTGTCTGAAATTTACTGGCTCTCAATGACTCAGCTGCATTGATTCTTGCTCTTGCCTCAGCAAGTTTAATATTCAAAGCAACAGCTGTGTTCAATTCAGCAATTGATAACTTTTCAGCATTGACATTCTTTAATAAATCAGGATATTGTTTCTGTAATTCAGCAACAGCTTTATTCTTTTGATCCCTTGTCAAGGTCTCATCTTTCAAAGTCTTTTGCAACTTGTCCAATGCACTCAACTCATTTGCTGCATTTTCAATTGCTTGTTCAGCAATCTTATTGGATTGATCCTGTGCCTTTGAGTAATCATTCACAGAATCTGTTGCCTCATCAAATGCTCCAGCAAGATATGCAATTCCAGCCGCAACAGCTCCAATACCTGTTGCTACAATGGCACCTTTCAAAAACTTGAATGATGTTGCTGTCTGATCAACACTTGCTCCAAATAATTTCATGACAGCTGTTGATGCAATTGTTGCTCCTTGATTGACTTTTTGAAATACAGCATTCTGACTGATTGCTTTTCCAAGATCAACCTCTGCTAATCTCCTCAACTGAATTCCAAGGATGGCATCCTTTTGCAGATTGTTTGCAATAATTTGAACTGAATTGACCAATCCTTGAGCTGCCTGGAGCTTGACCATTGTCTGGACCAAAGCCTCTGATTCCACACCTGTCAATGCAATGGCTGATTGAACTCCCTGGAATGCAGCTGCTCCTGTCTCAATTCCAGCAAGAGCTGTGTCCAGTTTCACTGTGTCTGATGCAAGTGCCGTTGTTGCTGCTCTCAGATCACCAATGGTGTCCTTTAGCTCACCAGCATTCTGAATGGCTTGTTGACCAACAGGTGATGTCTGACCAGCTTGTGCTGCCAAGGTTTGGTATTCCTTCATGAGCTTGGTCATGTCTCGCATGCTCAAGCCACCAGCCTCAAGTCTCTCATTGAGCTCCTGGAGCTTGGCCTCGAATTGGTCCATTCCTCCCTGTTGAGAGGCTGTTGTCTGAGTCTCTTTGAGATCTTTGTTCAAAGACTGAACAGCCTGGTCAAAGTTCTGAACATCCTGGACAGAGTTGCCTGTGTCAACTCTCAGTGTGAATACCGCTTGCTTGTCTGCCATTATTCAAAAGGTGGTGGTGTTGGTTTAGGTTCATAAGGAATTAAGTCAATGTCTTTAACCCACATAAAGTCAGGATTAACACACTGCTCCATTTCCTCAACTGATATAACCCAATTATCATTGGCATCTTGAATAGGATTAAAATATGAGTCAGGTGCATACCATTGACCGACTAATTCGTCTTTTTGTACCTCAGTCAATAGTCCGACATAGGTAGCTTTTTGTTCTGTTGTTAAATCTGTTAGTTTCATATATTAGTGTTAAACTTGACGGGCTAACGTGGTGTTAAATGCTTGTACGGCTATTCTGAGATTAGCAGCTTCTGTTGCTGTTAATGAAGCATCAAAGATAGCTGAAAAAGCATATCTTAAATTGGTTGGTAATAATAAACTTCCGTTTCTATTTAAACCACCTATATAAACATTTCCATTGTAAAATGTTCCTATACTCACTGTTCCTGTTACAACTTGAGAACCATTTTTGTAAACAGTTACAGTAGATGAATTTTTAACACCAGTATAAAAACCTAATCCATTTGTATCTGGAAATAAACCAACATTAGGAGCAGTCCAAGCACCTACATTAGTTCCGAAAATTGAACTTTTTACAGCTAAATACCAATTAGAATTATTATCTGCTCCAAAATCTACTCCTCCAGCTGTGTATTGGTTTGTATATAATGCAGCGCTAAAATTATTAACTGAAGTGATTTGAGTTGTCATATTAAACCCAGTGTTACCATATGAATTAACTCCATTTCCTTTAACTCCATTAGCATCCCAAGTCCAACCACCAACCCAACTAATTTGAAATTGAGCTGTATTTTTAAGATTAAAACTTGTTGAAGTAGAAGTACCACCAACATACGGATGTATCATTTTTGCTTTTGTCCAAAGTGAATATCCTTTCAAATCAACTACTAATTGATTAATAGCGCTTTGTTGAGTAGGATCTGTAATTGAAGCTGCTGTTATGAATGCTTGTGCATCTGGATCAACTGCTCCTCCTGATGCACTCCTTGCTAAAATTCCGTGTGTTGCTAAAAACATACTATTTCCGTAACCTATCATAATACTAAACAAACTGATCCTGATGTTAATTTAACACCACTAAATTTCTGTCCATCTGTTGGTCTGATGATTGCTCCAGCTTTCACAGCTGTTCCTGTGGCTGCAATGTAACTTGATTTCACATCAACTCCTCCAATCTTAATGGCGTTGAATACTGTGTCCTCAAGCACCACAATGACATCATGCAAAGTAGTTTTTTCAGTTGTATTGTTAACAATGAATGTTCCTTGATTAGCTACTAAAATCTCATTAACTGTACTCATTTTATTTTTATTTTACGTTGTTATATCACCAGCAAGAGCCCACTCATTTGATCCTATCTTGATCAAGGAGGCCTCTGCATATTGTGCTGAAAGTTTTGTCTTGCCACCAGAGGATCTTAATGTGACTCCTCCTGATGTTGTCACTGTTGTCTGACCAGCTCCATATTGAATCAACAAGATCTGTGTTCCTATTGGAAAGTTCACTGATGATTCAGCTGGCACTCTCAAGTCATTGGCTCCAGCATTTGTCAACTTAAGCAACTTGCCAGCATCACTGAGTTGCAATGTTGTCAAGGCAGCTGTGTATTCTGTGATGTTCAGAGCATAGGTCTTGATTGCCTCTCTGATCTGAGCTCCTGTCATTTTTCTTGAGACATACACACCAGCTGAGACATATTGCTCAATTTCAATGATGTCATTATCAGCAAAGGTGCTGGTTGCTAAGGATGTTAAATCTTGAATCTTTACTCCCATTATGCTTGAATTTCTCTGATGGTGCCATCCTGTGTGATCCTTATTTCATCATCCTGTGTGAATCTTGTCTCAGGATCAGTATATGGATCATAAGGAGGCACAACCGTTGTTGTTTGTATTCCCTCTCCTTGTATTATGCGAATCAGTTCTATTTGTGTACTGGTGTTTTTTCCGCTGTCATAATCACTAACTTTCTGTAATCTGTACACAACACCATCAATGTTGATTAAGTTTCTGAAATCAAGAGAATTGATGTGCTCTGGTGCAAGCATAGCATATGCCCCTAATTGCTTGCCATATCTGCTCACAAGTTCCTTGATGAATCTCTCATGATACATGTACAAATTGTTGGTTGTGTATACTGATGTGGACCAGAATACATAATCAGGCACTCCAAAATTGAAATCAAAGGAAGGAGAATCAAGAGAATCAAGATGGCCCACATATGGATATGATGTCTCATTGCTGTCAACACCATTCTCATCCCTGTGTTCCCAGACTCCAGATCTCAATCCACCAAGTTGCACAATGAATGGCTTGCCTTTTTTCTTTTCAACTAAGCTGGTGCCATCCTCATTGAATTTCACCTGGAATGTTCTTGGTACAATCAGATCAGTGAATGATGATGGTGAATCCTCTGGTATCCTTGCCAATAACTTTTGGCTAAATGGCAACTTGAATTCTGTATCATCCACAGCAAATTGACTCTGAGATTGGACCAAGAATTGGCCATATTGTTTCTGAACATCATCAGTATATCTTGTATTCCAATAATCATCATCCTCCTCAAAATTGAACTTGTAATTCTTAGCACTAAAATTGATTGTAGGTGTCACTGTGATATCTTTTCTCCTGTCAATCAGATGGCTCCAATCAAGAGCATCTCCAGATGAGTTGTAAAAATCAGCCAAGGGCTCAATCTCCAGGAAGGAAGGTGAGGCCGTTGCTGGTTTCACATACAGATTGAATGCTGTAATCAAACCCTTAAAAAACACATCACATGTCATGTCTGGCAAGAATGCACTCAGCTCAACTGTCCCTCCAGCACTCAAGGTCTGAGTATCTCTTGTGATGTTCAGATCAGCTGTGTTGCTCACAATCTCTGTTGTGATTCCTTGCAAGCCTGATGCTCCTCCAATAACTTGTGGCTCAATCAACAGATATGCAACTCTGAATGTCAGAGTATCATTGATGAGCATGTTCACTTGCCTTGTGTAATCAAAGGTATATGTCAGAGAGTATCCTGTTGTGTTGCCCTCAAGAACTCCCTGGTATATGATATCTCCAGAGAGAGGAATGCCATTCTTGAATATCAGCAATTGCACTCTGTAATTTCCATACATCACTGTGCCTCCTGTTGACCAAGTGATGTCATGATCACCAGCATAGTTGATTGTGAACAATCCCTCTGTTGCTGAGACAAATTGCATTGGAGCTGTTGTCTGAATCTGTCCAAGATTGTCCTGGTTGACAGATCCATCATAATCATCAAACAAAGTCAGATCATTGAGAAACCAAACTCCAGAGCCATATCCTTGTGTTGTGCCCTTGATGATAGCTCCTGATCCAGCATTGTTCTGCTCTGTTGTGAATGCTGAGTCATTGTTGCTCTGTGTTGAGTCAATGGTTGGCAGATCTCCTCCAGGATAGGCCATCAACAATCTCTTGAACAATTGGCTCTCAAGAAATGTGCTAGACCATTTGATGCCAGCATATGCAAATGCCTTCTCAAGGATCTCATAAACGAAAACTTGAGGAGGGATGTGCTCAACACCAAACGTGGATGGCGTTGGTCTTGTGTACCCGTAATCAATCAAGCCGTAGTAATAACCTCGGCCATCCCAGTCTGGTGAATTGTACACATATGCTGGTGAGCCATTCAGCTCAATCAATCCACTCCATGAATTCTGTTGGTTGGTCAATGTCATGGCATGGTTGTATTCTGACCATCCAAGCTCATTAATCTTAATCTTTGCAAGCCTGGAGATATAGTCAATTGTGTCACTCACAAGAGTCACATCAAAGGACCAAACTCCATTGCTCAACTTGCACTCCATGAGCTGAGCCACTCCATTGAATTCAAGCAAGCCATTCTGATAATACCTTGCACTTGCCTTGATGCTTGGATCAAAGTCAATGAAATCACTCTCATCATCAGAGATCTTGTCAATGGATGACAATGTGAACACTGACAACATAAGCTCATAATTTCTCCTTGTTCCTGGCAAGGTGATTGTCTTTGACTTGTTGCCCTTCCTTGCTGTCAGATCCTTGATGTCACTGATGTTGAATGTCAGTGGAAATGGGATGCCATGATCCAGGTCAACAAGCCTGTCATTTATGTATAATTCTCCAGCCATCAGTTCAGTTGTGATGTGTATGAATATGTCCTCTCAATGGTGATCTGCTCTTGAATCAAACCATCTCTCCTCCTTGTCTTGAATTGATATGAGCTGTTGGTGATGTTCACCGGCTCGAATTCTGTACCATTCTCTTGCTCAAGATACACAACAGGTGATTCATACAAGTTCCTGACAAGCCATTGCTGTACCTCTTGACTGATCCAATCACTGTTGAGAATCAGCTGATCTGTTGCCCTCTTGGCAAAGGTAACTCTCTCACCTTGATATGTGGGATAAATATATGATGTATTGTCCCAGACTCCTCTTTCTCTCTGATATCCAAAGCTCTCAACATTGGTTGAATCAACAGATACCAAGGTGAATGTGAATGAATCCCACATGCCGAACTTGTTCAGCCAGTGTAATCTCTTGGTATCATATCTGTGACATTCAAGATCAATATCAATTCTGAATGCCTCTGATGCTCCAGAATATGCACCCCCTCCTGTTGGCCTTGCCTCAATTGTGTAATATGCAGCCGCATCAAAGTTGCCCTGTGTTATGCTTGTGTTGGCAATGATGGTTGATGGTGATGCATCAAATACAATGAAATTGCTCAAGGTAACTGAGACAAGATCTGTTGCAATCTGAGATCCTGAGCTGTTGTATATTCTGACTCTGAGATTCATCCCTGTGTCATCACAGATGATTCCCAAGAATATTCTCTCAGCAAGGCCACAATAATATCTCTTGGCTCTTGGCCATGATGTCATGAACAATATTGGAGAGACATTGCTGTTGGTATCTGCATTGTAGTTGAGATAATCAAAGTCAATCCATTCTTGATTTCTAAATGATCCATTGAATGCATACAATGTTGCACTTGTATCACTGGCTTGAGTTGTCGGAGTTGCTCCATATTTCTCATATACAATGATGTAATATTCATTTATGGCTGAATCATAGAATGTTGTCAATGTGCCATCCACAATCAAAGGGCTTGACAATGTTGATGACAAGATACCAGAACAATCAAACTTGCTCAAGGTGTTGAATTGTCTGAACACCTGATGTGTTGAATGCAATGATCCATTCACATACACCTCAACAATGAATGAGAAATTAGGTTGCCCTGTCTCATCTGATGAGAATGTGAACATCAAAGGATTGCCAGCTGAGCTGTATTTCTGTGGCTCATCATATATTGTTATTGCCATGTTTTTGTGTTTTTAGTGAATGTGATATCAAAGAGCAAGCCTGTCACTGTTGCCAGATCAGAGGCAATTCTCTCAAGATAATCATCAGTGATTGTGCTTGTTGTTATGTTCCTTGGTCTGAGCCCTGATGTTGTTTTCATATGGCTTGCTATTGCATAGGCCTGTGACATCTCCATGCCCTTCCATTGCTGGATGGCTCTTGCATGATTCGAGCTCACTCCAGGATATTGGAATGAATATGGAGTATCATATAAACTCTTGCCAACAGGATTGACACCCTCATCAATGTACTTGTAATAATCATCAGCTTGAATCTCAAAGCTCAATTGACCTGTTGGAAAGTAAACAACTGACTGAGCCAAGGCTCCTGTGTTTCTCGCCTTGCTGGAGATTGTCTCTCTCAGATCCTCTGTGACCTTGTTGGCAAGATCAAGAATGAATCTCTCATATGCATTTGCTGGCTGAGATCCATCACTCTCAGAGACACCAAACTGGTCAAGAAAGTCAAATTCATCAGCCATGCTCTTTGTTTAATATGCGTTTTTGTTCATCAGCAATTTTAAAGTAATTCATCCAGAACAATGTTTTCACATATGGCTGTTTTGTAATTCCTTCCACACTGCATCCCATCTCTCTTGATAATCTATGGATGATTCCTGTCCAGAGATACCAATCTGAATCCTGAGCTCTTGCTCCAGAATCATCTTCTGCATCTTCATCCTCGCTATCTGTATGCCCAAAATAGCGAGCTTCCGCTCTTGCAATCTGTCCAAAAAAAAAGCGTAGAAATTCAAGAACTCATCACCAGGAAAATGCTCTCTGAATATCAGATATCTCTTTTCATTAGGATTGAGCACTCTGCCTCTCTCATCCTCCTGGCAATACTCCATGCCATCCTCAACATACATGATTGATAATGGAGCCCATGGATCAGCACTGATATCCTCAATCAGTTTCAAGTCAATGATCTGACCTGTTGTGACATGGGAAAAGTTTTTCTCAAGCCTGTACTTTTGGCCCTGGATCTCAATGACCTCCTCTGGCTCTTTCTGTTGGTATTGGCTGATGATTGTGAATATATGCTTGCTGGCCTCCATGATTGAATCAGGAACAGCCTTCTTGACTTTGTTCACTGGCAACCTTGAGAATATGCTCACAACTTGACAATGGAATTCAAGTATCTCTGTAAGTGACCTCTCGTTAATGGTTGATAGTGTGTCACTTACCATGAGCCACTTGTACATCATATCAGCCCCACATTCCTTGATGCTTGCTGGTAGTTTTATGTTGAAATCTTTCATGCTCTGATCACTTGATATCTGCCTTTGTTCTGTTGTGTTTTGCGACAATGCCATGCAAGAGCCAAGCTCACCACACCATCATCATGCAATCCAATTGGAGCTGAGTATTGCACAGCCCTGGTATTCACGTTGTAAATATAGGTAAAATTCTCAAGCTCGTCAACCAACCAATCAACATCTTGCAAGGAGATCTCTCTCTGCTCAAATGCCATGGCAAGATCCTCAATGATGATTGGCTTGCTCTTGGATGTTGTTGTGAATGGCACAATCAGATTGCGACACTTGTCTCTGAGCATCTCATGGAATACATCTCCTTGGTTGTTGATCTCAATCAGTGTTGTTGCTCTGTGCCTATTGATGACATCAGCAACTGAGTCAATGATCTTGGTCCACTCCTGGTGCCTCCATCTGTTGACATAGACCTGTTGACCATCCTCATCCAATATATTGAGCACAGTGTAGTCATCAGCTCGGCCAATGTCAAGGCCAGCATATGCCTTGGCTCCTGGAGATATTGGCTTGATGCAATCTCTGATGTTCTTGAATAAACCAGAGCCATTGTCAAGGAACTCTGCCAGATACTCCTGTCTGAATATATGATCAGGAAGGGATCTCTTTCTCTCATCCAATTCTCTTGGATCAATCATTGGATTGTCATATGAGGAATAGTGATGGTATGCATACCTCTCATCATAGTTGTGTTGCATACAGATTCTGTGAAAATGATTCTTGCCTTTGGGTGTTGAAATGAATATCACCTTCTTTCCCTTGACCATAACTGTTGCACTCAGCACCTCATCCCACAGCTCTGGCCTGGTGAATGCCATCTCATCCACAACCATGTAGTCAAAGGTATTACCTCTGATGTTGTCTGGTCTCTCTCCAGAAAAGAACTCAATGGATGATCCAAAGCCTGTGATAATCAGATCAGACTTGTTGAATGTGAACAGCCCACTCCTTGTCACTGCTCTCTCCAGCTCTGAGAATACTTTCTTGCCTTGCTTGTATACTGGTGTGATCCAGGCAATCTTGCACCCTTTGTCATTGATAGCCCAGTACAAAAGCTGGTTGATTCCAAGCAAGGTCTTGCCGAATTGCCTACCAATGTTCAGAGCATAATATTTCTCATGCCCATGGTTGATGGCATCATGGATTTCTCTTTGTTTGTCATGTGGTTTATAACCTTTGACTGTGCTCATTCAAAATCAAACTTCTCAACATTCCTGGTTTCAACTTGCTGGCGATCATGCATGCCAAGAGCATTCTTTGCGTAGAATATTCCCTTGCCCTCATTGGCAACAATGTCCTTTGCTAATCCTTTGAAGAGCTCATCAATTGTTTTTATAGTGTTCGATAATGGATGACTTTCATCATTCATTGCATCATACCAGTTTGTTCTTTTGTAAAAATCAAAATGTTCTCTTCTCAGGTAGTGATTCAAAAAGTATGATATTGTTGGGATATGTCTCTCAGCAACTTTTTTCACTCCAGAATTTGTTGCAACTTCTTTTGTTGATGCAATACAAAAATCACAATAGCCAAAAGCCTTGGATAATAGATCATCCTTATCAATATTTCTATATTGATTAGACATAATTATTTATTATTATATAAGTGTGTTCTATTTGCAATATTTGATGTAAAACGTATACGGCACAACTTTGAGTTTTGCAAGTATCCAGATCAATGCTCTGTACTTCTTGAAATCATATCTCTCAAAGTTCTTTCTGTCCAGCTTTCTGATGGAGATCAGTTTCATGACTCTCTGCTCAATGGCTCCGAGTTTGGTTGTGTCGAATGTTGATGGCTGATTGAATATGGCAAGAGCTTCATCTTTCTTGAGTTTGCCACTTCTCACCTGTGCTGAGAGATACACAATTCTTTTATCAATGCCGAACTTTACAGGCAAGAGATATGATCCGACAAACTCAGTGTAAACATTCTCACAATGCTTGCCTCCATAATCTTGCCAGTTGATGAATCTTTTCATCTCCTCCTCCATTGACTCTCGATCCCACTTGTAATGGAATGGCCTCACATTTTTGATGCCCATCAGAGCATAGAACAATTGGTCCTTGAATGTGAATAATGGATAGTTATGAAGCTCAAGGCCACTGTACTTGTTGTAAACTGATCGGATGTATTTTGCATCCATGTATGTCCATCCCTTTGGAGTTGATCCCTCTGTTCTGAAATCATGGCCATTGAGAATGTACTTGATGCCATATTTGTGAGCTGTGTCATACATCAGCTTAGTCATGGCAATGTCATTTGGTATATCTGCATCAGGAAGGCCAGCCCACAGGAATGCATCATTGAGTCGGTCATATTCACTCTTGTTGACTTGATATGTGATACAATCAACTCCGAGCTTTTGGACCAGCTGTGTCATATTGTGGACAGCCTCTGGAGCATTCCAGTTGTTGTCAAAGTGAATGACTAAGGGCTTGAGATTCCAATATCTCACCGCTGCATATAGCAAGGTTGATGAGTCCACTCCTCCAGAGATCCCCATGATACAGTTGTACTTGTTCTTTCTGCCTGTCCATCTGATGGATTCCAGGAGATTATCAAGGGCACCAGGTCCTGATGCTTGTCTCTCCAGTTCATCATGGAGATCACAGTATTCACATTGATGCTCTCCTATCTCAGCGAAGGAGTCATTAAATAAACAGCGAGGACATTCTTTCATAGTTCACAAATGTATGATAAATTTTTGATACTTCTTTATTACTAAATTCTCTCAGTGAATATTCCAGCATTATGTTGTCACATATATCATCCACTGAATGCCAGGGTATTGATGCTGGCAGATCACCATTGTATATTGACCTCCTCCCCATGAGGCCCATCTCAATGTTGGTATTTGGGCAACCATCATGGGGTGTCAATCTGAGATTGAGAAAGCATTGAGAATACACACTGACCAGCTCCTCTCTTGAGAATGTGTCATGACCAGCTCTGATGATTGGAATGTCAATCCTCTCCTTGATCTCATTGATCAGCTCCTGTCCATAGAACTCTGGGCTGTTGCCAGAATACCAGAATATCTTGTCACCATTCGGCACACATGGCCACATCTCAGCCTCAACAGCATTGAATGGATAAACCATGGCATCCACTCCCTTGCTCTCCAGTGTATCAGCCACTCGTTGAGATACTGCAATGTTCACAGCTGAGTTGAGAGTATCAACCCACTCCTCTCTGAGATCCATGGCATCTGATCCAAACCAGATGACTGTTGCTCCTCCGATATGTTTTGAGAATAGGTTGAAATCCTCCTCTCTGTACATGCCCATGAATATTGCTGGAAAAATGAAATTGCTGTACGGCACCAGGTTGTATTTCTTGATGAGCCCTTGATCAAGGCCAGCAAGAGATTCTGAGATGTGTGCCTGATTCATAGTGTGAATATCTCGTTAAAATTATTTTTCAACAGCTCATTGTTCATATGTGTTGACTTGAGAGCTCCTGACCAGTGATCTGAGAATTTATGCTTGTTGGTCCATTTATCTGTACTGATTGACAAGAGTCTGACATCTTTCTCCTCATCCTTGATCACAGCAATCTCATCAACGAGTCTGATGGTCTTGAGATACATTGACCAGTCGAGCCCTGATGATAGTCTTGGATCAAATGGTTGCCAGTTTATTTTTTGAAGGAGATCAGCTCTGAGCACTCTGCCAATGCCTATTGGCTCATATTGCCGTTGGCCTTTAGCATATCCTGGCCAATGAACCAGCCTCACCTCATCAGAGACATCAGCAAAATGACAGCCAAGCATTCCAATGAATGCAAAGTCATTGAGAGCATCACTGACTGATTGAATGTAATCATCAGAGGCCCAGTCAGAGGAGCCCATGAATATCACTCCATCAGGAGAATAATTCTGGCAAGCCATGAATCCAGCATTCCACTTGTTGCCAAGAGGATCATTGCTAACTGAAACAAAGTGAACATTCAATTCTTGAGCAATTTCAAGAGCTTCTCTCTCATGGCCCATAATTATCGGAATGACTCCTTGTCTCTTTAACCTGGAGATTGTTAGTCTGACAAGAGGAAAACGGCCAAAAACAGGCACTGGAGCACAGAGTTTCATGATAGGGCTTGTATTAAGTCTTGTTTTGTTGATGTATTTGGCATGCTGATGCCTCTCCTCTTGGCCTCTGCCTTGAGTTGATTGAAGGTCATTGATGTGATTGACTCTTGCTTGATGCCAATGAAATGGATCTTAGGGCTCTTTGGTGCCATCTCAGTCAGATAGTGGTTGCTGAGTTTCTGCATAGCATTACGGATGCAAGTACCACAACCAATGTTTAGTGTACCATATCCAGCATATTTATACCATTGAGCCAGCTCTCTCTTGAGAGGAGCATCAAGAGCAAAGGATCTTGTCTTGACATATCTGTCCACTTGTGTCTGGAGCTCGTTACTTATTTTCATAGATCAAGATTAAGTCACTGATTAGATATGAGATGAAACCAAGAGCACAGAGCCTCCATTCATACATGGCAAATATTGCCACTGTTGTCCAAAATGACATGCAGCTCTGGCAATTAAATGGCTTGATGTCTGGCATCTGAAAAGTGAGGAGAGCTCTGGCAATCCCCACTGATAAAAGAGGAATGATGTATATCATATTTGAATTTATTAATTGCTTTGTTTATAGTATCCAGGTTGATTCCTGTGAGGCCTTTGATTTCTCGGTAAGTCATTCCCATGAGTCTCATCTTGGTGATCTCTTTGCAGAACAACTCCTCATCATTGTCAGGAGATTGCTCAAGGTAAGCATCCAGGATCTGTTGGTATTGAGTCTCATTGTACACATCCTCCTCTGCTATTTTGTCGAATCCTTCTGGGATGGGCACAGATCCTCTGTACAATTGGTTAAACTTTGATTCTTTCCAGTTGTATTGGTTGTATGCCCATCTGGCAAATACACGAGGGAGATCTTGCTCTTTGATGTTGAGCTTTGCCAATAGCAAAAAGACATGGGGCACCAGGTCATGATGAAGGTTATTTCCTCCAGTGATCTTGTAAGCGATATCATATGCCTCTCTTTTCCAGAATTCCACATCACTAAGTTATTGCTTTTTAACATACCAAGAAAACCATCTTTGATAAAAATCATCATTGACATTCTTTCCTGTGAGAAATCTGTGGATCTTGGATGGATTGACATCCAGGTCCTCTGCCAGGTGAACAGCCTTGTATCTCCTGGAAAGCCTGGAGAGAGTTTCTCGGATCATCCAGTCCTTGATACTCTCTCCATCTTTTAGAGCAATTAAAAAATGCCTTGCACTTTCCATGCTTCCAATGTGTTAAAATATTTGACCTCTCCTTGTGGGCTTTTCCATTCTCTGCCTTTGAGATTGAATGACACTGTAATCTCCTCACCAACTCCAAATGGATCAATTATATCTGTTCTGTCATTGAGTAGCTCAAATGTGATGAACTGCTCATACTTGTCCTCATTTGTTTTGATTGTGAATGATCTTGTTGAGAATTTCTCAGATCTCTGTTGTGTTTGTCCTTTGACATGCAAGATGCCTTTTACTTCATTGTTCATATTACTTGTTTTAAATTTAATACTCTTTTAGCATCATTGACTCTGTCCAGGACAAAATCAAAATCATCAGTGATGACCATTCTTGTGAATCCAAAATCATCACCAAATGGCAACTTTTTTATTGTTGCCTCAAAATGAAACCAAGTTGTCTCATCTAATGGCTCAGCTCCAATATAAAAAACAGCATCATCAAGATCTTTGTATGCCTCTGTTTTTTTAATTAGTTCATAAATGTTCATTGCGAAGGATTTATAATTATTTTCTCCAATCATCTCAATGAATTCTTGTTCTGTTAGTTCTTTTTGCATTTTACTTATTATTTAATTGTTGCATATATTGTGAATAATACTCTGATGCATCTCTCAATCTGGAGAGCATCAACTCCTCAAGAACACCATCTCTCTCATATTGCACCACAGTGATTCTCTTGGTTGGATCAATGTGAGACACCTTGTGAATATCTCTATTGTCCCAGTCACTCAAGAGCTCATCATCTGTGTCAATCATGCAAAAGATCACAAATGCTCTTGGCTTGTTGAACAGGTGCATATATCCTCTCACTTGCCATTCATAGGAATCAGCATCCTCTGGCAAGGCTGGAAAGGTCTCAAGGCTCCAGGATGTTTTGATGTCAATGATGGAATCATCAGTGATGATATCTGGATGTCCTGAGAGATATCCTTGATTCTCTCTCAATTGATTCTTGACAAAGTTGCTACCAAACCAAACTGAATTGACCAGAGAAATGGATTCCATTTCATACTCTGTGCCCTTTCTCATTTGCTTGGTCTCAACCTTGCTGGTGTATCCATAGAAATTCTCTTTTGCCAATTGCTTGATGTAGCTCTTGGCTGTCTCTGATAAGCTCTCAGACTTGTTCCTTGGATTAGTCATGAGCTTTGCTAATGATGAACATCTGAATATCATAACTGAGCCTCCTGTTCTGGTTTTAATTTGTACGTTTCTTTCAATGACTCAACAGTGTATGTGCCTTTTTTAATGGCAGCAAGAGCACTTGAGAATCTCTCATCAGTGATTGCTGGGAGCTCTTTCTTGCTATTTGACACCTCTTTGCCATCATCATCCACAGCTTGCAATGCCAGGATTGCCTGTAATGTTGCCCTCCGATAGTAAGTTGTTGCACTGATCATCTTTTGTGGATCTGTAATCAATGGCAATGACAGCCATGATTCAATCATCTGACCAGAATCAATGTCAATGATCTGAGTCACAAGCACTGTGTCATGGATTGGTTGCAATAACAACAGGCCATTCTCATGCAAGATTGGCTCAACAGTCTCAAGGAGAGCATTGATATCTGCATATGATTTCTTGAAATGTGGATTCGTTGCATTCTTAACAACCTTTCCAATGCTCAGCTTTGCTCTGTGGAGCTTGCTGTACAAACTGATTCCAGTAACTGGATCAGCTTTCTTTTGCCTCAACTTCTCTGATGTTGATGGCATGTCAAAATTTAATTGATTTTCCATATGTGTTTGTTTTAATTTTTACAAATTTAGTGAAAATTTTTCATACCATAATACAAAGGAATCAAAATCTCTTGCAATTATGTATGTGCCTCCAGCTCTTTCAACATCTTGTTGATATGCTTTCTGAGCATCTGATTGCCGATCTTTGCCATATTTCACCTCAATCTTAACTGATCGGCCTCTGATTGTTGCTGAGACATCAGCTGTTCCTTTGGTGCCTGTTCCTGGAGTCCATTTGCCAGGGAGTTGCTTGGTGTATGCAATCTCACCTGTACCAACTTGAATCTTGTTGCCAGCTCTGTATTGTCCTTGATTGGAGATTCTTTCAGCTTGTCCTCCCATTGCCTTGATCCAAAAGATGATGCACTTGGTTAGGTTATTGGCTGAGGTATCTTTCCATTCAGTTAATGGAATGATTTCTGGCCTCATGGATGGATATTTATCTTTGAGCTGTTCCATCTCAAGAGCTTTGAGCTTGTCTCTGTTGGCTTTATTCATTCTATTCTTGATTTAGCTTTATTTATTTTATCTCTCATTTTATCTTGATAAGATTGTTTTTCTGATTTAAAGGTTTCTTTGTAGTATTCTTCTTCAAAATGTTCATACAAAGTAATTAATGTAGATGTATGTTTTTTAGTTAACCATTCTGCAAAATGAATTACTTTATTATCAATATTGTTTTTCTCCATTTCTTTGGCTTGTGATGCATAAGATTCTATCATTTCCAAATGTTCATTGCTTAATGGAATTTGGTCTTTAATTGCATCTAAAAATTGTTCTACTGCTGTTTGTTTCATATTATTCTGATTTAAAGGTTAATAACTATTTGGGTGTTGAATTTCATTAGGAAGATTTATTGATTCTCCATTATTAAGCACTTCACATTCATATCCATTTGCATTAAGATATATTTTCCATGTGTGTGCTTGATACATTGATTCACATTCTATTTCTCCTATATTTTTATCATTACATTTTACTATTATCATTCTATTCTGATTTAAAGGTTAATTATTTCTTGTTTGACTTGTTGCCAGTACTCTGTAAGATAAATATCAAATTGAGTAAATCCATCATTGTTCAATATTTCATCAACTGCAACTAAAGCGGATTGCTTAGCTAACTCATTCCAATACCTTAGTACATCAGTACCTAATTCATCATTAAATTTTTCGGCTTTTACAGATGTTTCTTTATCTGTCCATTCGATTGATTCTGCTAATTGATAGTACTTATTAACTAACTCTTGTGCTTTCTCTTTTGGTGTCATTCTATTCTGATTTAAAGGTTAAATAATTTCAAATACTTTTTGTATTTCCCATAATTTTTGTTGAGAACCATATCTAATCAATTTTTCAAATACATTTTCTAATGTATCAGTATCATAAATTTTGATAGAATCACCGTTTAACTTAAAATAATTTCCCTCTTCTTTAAATCCTAAATTTTTCAAAGAATTTTTTATTTCATTAATTCTATTTTCTTGTTTAGATTTTTTTTGATTTTCTCTCATTTTTTGAAGAATTTCTTCTGGTATATTACTCATTCTATTCTGATTTAAAGGTTTTGTTCATGATGTTGTTTTATATATTCTTCAAAGTCAAAATCTTTATTCAAATATGTCAAAGCATGAACTGCTCTCATCTGATCAATCTGAATTAGCTTTGCTGTGCAACATATATTCATTCTCTCTTCATGAGTCATCTTATCCCAGCTTGATTTGTACAATTGTTGCTCAAGCCATTCTACTGCTGTTTGTTTCATTTTTTCTCTATTTTAGTTATCCAATTTATTACTGTTCTTCTGCTCACCTGGAGAATCTCTGATGCTGTTGTTCTGTTCAGCTCAGGATCTGATTGATACATTGCCAGGAATTGCTCATATTTATTTGTTCCATGACTTGCCAATTTCCTTAGATCTGCCTTCTCTTGAGCATCTTGCTTGACAAGTTTACTCATGTTGATAAAATAATCACTGAGTCTCTCAGCTCTCAACATTGCCTCCTCACAAATTGACAAAGCATCTGATCCATCCTCTGAGCTTATTAAGATATTCAATATCATTGAGAATCTTGGAATGTAGCTCTTTTGTTTTGGCAGCATTGATTTCATGTACTCATTCTCATCATCTGAATTCTGCATCTCAGATATCTTGTCATGAATTCTGATCCATTGCTCATTGGCCTCTGGAGAGAATCTTGTCACATGTGGAATGATCTCACCTTTCTCATCAGTTCTAAAAAAGTTCTTTGCAATTGATTCCTTGAGTCTGATCATAAAATTCTCATACCATGACATCAATTCATAATCAAGAACATTGGTATTGTATTTCTCAACAGATAGCTCTGGATAGCTTATGAGCATTCTGTCAATGAATCCATTCTCTTTGTTTACTCCTGTTGCAAATTGCTCAAATATATCTGGTTGAATACCTCCAATCACAGGAATGAATGGCTTGTCAACAAATGCACTTTTGGATGTTTTTCTGTTGAGAGATATGCTCTGACCATTCCATGATGACAGCCAGAATTCAAGATCTGATCCAGCCCTATATTTGTTCATATCCTTAAACCATCCAGCAAGTTCATCCTTGAATACTCCAATACAATTTGGATTGGTTTCATGCAAGTCAATCAATGCCTCCAGAGTAATATCACCAACAATGAATTGTTCAGATCTTGGCTTTTTTATCTCCTCAACATATTTCTTGGCATCCTTGTCAAGTCTCTCATATTCCACATACTTTGCATATTCTTTCTGGAATTCTTTTTGTTTTCTGATATTTAATTTTTGCAATGGAAAGATAATCTGATTCAAGCTCGGTGTCTTTCCTATTCCAGGCTTACCAACAACAGCCAGCCACAATGTTGCTGTCTCTCTCCATCCTGGTTTGATTTCAACAATAAATGAGTTGCCAATACACACTGACATGGACCAAAGGAAAGCACAGCCCATGTAATCAATGGAGAGCCCTAATGTCTGAGCACTCTGGATTATGTATTGCTGTATCTCTTGACTGAATATATCAATAGGAAATTGAACTCTCTGAATATTAGGCTTGTGTTCAATAGGTTGTATTACAATTTTTTTCTCTTTCCTGGCTCCATATCCTTGAGAATAAATATCTCTTGCCGATGCTGTGAAATCACCGTTATGACATTTATATGTGTATGCCTTGAATGGTGTAATCAATTGCTCATGAGGATATATTGTGCCTGTTGAGAATAGATACATACATCCAGTATTTCTGTACACATATCCAGAATGAGGAGATGTTCCTCCATTTCTCTTGATGATATCCTTGTCATGAGTCTTTGATACAATTTTAAACTCATCAGAAATGATATCCCAGATTGATACCCTATCATTGTAATCTTGCCAAGGTGTTAATGTGCTCTCATATTGCTCAGATACATTTGTGACAATCTCTTGATCACCTGTCCAGTTGTACATCTTGCAGATGGTCCACAGTATTTCTCTGTCCTTGTCTGAGATATGCTTGACATCCAAGTATGTGAGCTCAGTGATGTTGTTAGTATACACAACACAATATCCTCCTTTACCTCTTGATTCAATGACAGCCTCTGAATGGTCCTTGAGTCTTGCAATTTTCTGATTGCCCTCA